TTTTTTCAATTTCTTCATAAATGTTATCTTGTATTTTTCTTATTTCTTTATCAGAATAATCGACTAAAGATTTTGATTTTAGTTTTTCTGGTGTATCTACAAAGTTACCAAATTTTCTTTCATTAACATCAAGTCTGTTAGCTTCTATAAATTCTAATATTTCTTGTTGTGTTACATTCTTTTTGTCTTTTAAAAATCCTTCAAGACCAATCCATTTTAATTCGTTTTCTTTAACACCTGGAGTATTCTTAATTGTATTATAAATCTGTTCTCCAGCTCCTTTAGTAATTTTTGTTTCAACAGCGGTTTTAACTGCTGATTTAAAGACTGGGACTTTACTTACTGCATTAACTATTGCTTTAAGCGGATTACCTTCAGCTTCATTATCTATTGTTAAAGCTGTAGTTCCAGCAGTAGTAGCAGTCATTGCTGGAATATATCTCTTCATAAATTTGAAAGCATCTATGATGCCTGGAATAGCAGTTGAGAAAGCTCCATATTCTAATGCTTGGACCACTTCATCTGCAATAAATTCTTCTGGAGTATTAGGTAAAATTCCAATTAGATTTTTTAGTCCAACAATATCTTTTTCAAAGAACTCTTGAGCAAAGGTACTTTCATTACCCATAATTTTATCTTCAATTCCAATAGCTCCACCAATACCACCAGAAATAAAGAATGCTGGGTATTTTGGTACACCAGCTTTTTTTAAACTATTATAAATAGGCATAGAATAAAGTAAGTCTTGAGACATCACTCCAACTAATTGAGAAACAAAATTATCATCTTTTTTAAACTCATTAAGATATTCTCTAGCCTTACCTAAATTATTTGAAACATTAGTTGCTGTGTCGTAAATTTGTTTTTCGTTATCTGCAGTCATAAAACCATTTGGCATTCCTGTTACCAAAGGCATTTTATCTAAAGCTTTTGCAAACAATGGTGCTAGATTAGTTGCAACATCTGCTCCATTAATTACAGCAGTAGCTAAACTTAAAACTGTGTCTTTTCCTGTATCGACAATAAAGTCTGCAACATTACTAAAAAATTCTTTTTGTACTTCTGGTGTTGCATGTTTTGCAATCCAATCTTCTTTAGTTCCACCTTGATTTATAAAGCCATCAAAATCTTCAAGAATGACTGGAGATAGATTTGCTTTTTGTTCATAACCTTCAAGAATAGACGTATCCATTTTATTATCTTGAAATAATTTATAAGCATCACTTTCTCTTACTTCTCTTTTTTCAAAGTCTGGTAAATATACGTTATTTAATAAATCACTCATTAATTTTTATCTGGATCATATTTAAAGTTACTTGTGCTTTGACCACTTTTAGTAGCCCATTCAAATTTTGCTGTTTGATCTTTGCCAGGAGCAACTCTCATTCTAATTCCGAATATATCTCTTGCAAAATTAATCTTATCTAAATCATCTATTAATCGTTTAGCATTGAAAGCAGATTTATTAGATGTATTAAATATTTCTAAAATTTCTTTTGAAACTAAATCAAAATAATTTGTGTCAGTTAAAGCTTTAGACCAGTCCACATCCTTATTTGGAAAAGGCAGATGACTTAAACTTGGTATGTGATCTTCGTTAAACTCTTCTTCTAAAATTGATAGATAAGCATTCTCTGGAGACATGCCATCCATAACTTTTGAATTATAACTCTGTAAGATAAACTGTTCTTTATTAGCAATAGCTGCTGCAATAGCTTGACCTTTTTTACCTTTAACAGTTGATATATTTCTTATGTTGGAATTAATCAGTTTTGAATAAAATTGGTAATCTTTATGACTTTCAAAGTCTGTTTTAGCTTTATCAATAATAGCATTAAAGGCTCCTATATCCTCCATAGCCATATCTTTTAAAATATTGTTGTCCAGGATGTATGATTTTTTAATATCATTTAGTTGTTGAACTGTTTTAGCTGAATAAATTTGAGTAGTGATTGCCATATATAATTCATTATCTGTCATTCCATCTTGAGCTTTTTCAGTTAGGAAATCAGATACTTTTATAAACATTGGCTCTGTAATTAATCCATCTTCATACATGCCAAATAATTCGTTAATAGTTGGTAGCTCATTCTTGGAATCTTCATCAGTTTTGTTTTTTTGGAAATTATCAATACGTACTAAAACTTCTGTGAATGCACCAATTTGAGTATCTTGTTCTCTTAATTCTTCTATTCTTGTTTTTCTATTTATTTCAGCTCTATCACTATTTCTTTTATTTTTTGCTTCTTTAACATATTCTTCAGCAGCCTCTGGTCCAACAGCTTCAATTAATGCTTCCTGGTTTTTAATAATTTCTTTAGGATTAATCTGAAGATTAGAATTTAATAATAATTTATTCTTTAAATTAGTTTTTTGTTTTACTAATGCTGCATATTCTTTATCACCAATATATTTAGCATAACCTTTGTTTTCAATTAATTTTTCAAAAGCTATAGTTCCGATTGCCATTTCAGCTTGATCTTTACTTACCATCATAGCAATACTGTCATCAAAACTTTCATTTAATCCGACTGTAAATCTATCAATATTATTTGTAGAAATTTGTCCATTAAGTTTAGCACCTAATAGAGCTGCATTTTCTGCAATCTTATTTTTTAATGTTCTTTGAACTGGTCCACTTTGACCTTCTAAAAATTTATTAAAATTACTTGGTTCTAAATCTTTTAATAATTTATTAGGAGCATCGGTATCGTAACTGTCTTTATATTTTGAATATTTCTTATCTATATCAAGTTTAATTTTTGGATATAATCTATTAACATTGTTTTGATCTTCAATAGCATACATATCTTTTTGAATATCAGCGATTGATTGAGCAACAGATGTAATAGCCGCACCTCTTTGAGTTGCTAAAGAAAATGGTAAAGCAAGAGCAGACGTTGCTGGTGTAGTGCTGTCTTGAACTTTTGCGTTGCTATTAAAAATTTCTAATTTTGCCATTATACGATAACTAATCTTCCAGCAGATTGAGATTGAGAGCCCATAGATAATAAACTTCCAGCAGCTTTCATATATTCTGTGTTAGCTGTCATCTTGCCTTTAAATTCTTCTCCTCTACCTCTAGCTTCAATTAGCATAGATTGATTAATCATATCGTTGACTGTAACTTTGCTGTTGTAATCAGAGATAGCTAAATCAAAAGATTGTAATTGTTTATTTTTTAAAGCAACAAACATTGGTGTTGTGCCAGCTCTCATTTCTGCACCAGATCTTAAAGACTGTACAAAGAAGTTTGAATATTGTTGATCTTGTTGATCTAATAATCTTGGTTTTTCAACAGAGTTATAAACTTGTTCTTTTACCGCAGCTTTTTTTCTTTCATATAAAGCCTCTTGATAGGCAACACTTGCATTGTATTTACCGATTGCTTTTGCTGAACTTGCTGCTGCTAAATTACCTATGAAACTCATAAATTTTTGCCATCCTATAATAGTTAGTTTGGTCTGGACCATACATGGTCATCAAACCTTCGTTTTTTAATCCAAGCCATTCAGCAAACCGAACACCAGTTTTAAATTCTTCTTTGACTGCTGTTTGCAATCTCCAAATATTGTTATTGTTACAAAGAATATCTAATCTTTTTTTAACAGCCGCAGCTGATTTAATTTTGTAATCATGCGATCTTTTACTTGCCATAACCCAGCCTTCAGCAACACCATTCCATAAAGGATAAATGCCACCACACAAAATAGGATTATCATTAACCAATAAGCTATATGACAAACCAGGTACCACAATGTCGATACGATTTTCTGAAAAACTTGCATCTATATCCATTAATTTATTATTCATTCCGAATGCAATTAATTCATCTCCATGTTTAGTTTCGTAAGGAACAACTTTAAAATTAGCCATCCGATGTAACCAGAGTTGGATATATTGCTAATACTGAACAAGGCAGAGGCTGATCTTGTTTTATAAATATAAATCCATCTGAATTATAATCGTCTCTAAATTCTATTTCTTTGTCTCCAGCCAATAAAGTATCAACAGGAGAACTTAATAATGATGATGTTGTTCTGAATGGAATAGTCTCTAAGTTTGATAATGTTGGTCCAACTTTTACACCAACTGTTTCAAATAATCTTAAAACTACTTTTGAAATTCTTTTTGTTTTACTTTGAGAAGTTCCTTCAGCAGCTCCACCTTCAATTCTCATTGTTTGTAAAATACTATCGTAAGATAAACCGACACAAGCTTTAGTAACTGATCGATCTAAAGTAATTGCTCCAGAGCTTACAGTTTTGTTTGCATGTGTTGCACCATCACCTAATATTGAAACTGATTGACCTTCTAAATGAGCTAAACCACTTAATGTAGTTGTCGCAGATCCAGAGTAGGATAAGTGACTATCTAAAAATTTAAAATCTGTTGCGTCTGTTTCATCAAAATCAAAATCTGAAAAACATTCTATATATCTTTTAGTTGCACCATTAACAGTTCTCTTAACAATTATCCAAAGTTCATCCTCTGTTAAAGTTCCAGAAATAGTTGCAGCACTTTCACATACCGCATTACCACTTCCAAATACTCCACCGAAAATATGTCTTGTCCAGGCAACAACATTTTCTGATCTTTGGTAAGTTAAAGCAGCTAATACTCCATCATCTCTTACACACCAAATAATACTACCTGGTTCTTGTTGATAGACCATTTCATTAATACCAGTATTGGTAACTGTATCGTTAAGTATAGTCAGATCTGCGGCTTGATAACCATCACTATCAAAGTTGTATTGTAATTCTCTAATTTTTCTTTTTGCTTTTTGTAAAAATAAAATGGCATTTCCAGCTGGAATAGCATCAACATTAGCTGCTCCGAAAGAAGATTGTCTTTTAATTGTTACATTAGTAGGAGTTATAGAGGCATCTGTTCCATCTGCGGATACAGTAAATTCACCTCCTGTTGTTCCAATTACTAAAGTTCTAACCGCCTTCATATATCTAATGGCATTAACTTGATTTGATGCAATCGTATAAACCATAGCATCATCGGCATTTGTGCCAGTAGTCATATTTTCGTAATCACCAGCTTTAGAAAAAAATAAAGTTTGTGGCTCATCTGTAGTTCCAGCAAATACTAATCTTTGTTCAAAAAATGAAACACAAGAAGGATGTCCAGTTGTATCTGAAAAAGCACCTAGACTAAAAGCAACTGTTGCAGCTGTACTCGCAAAGGCTGTTGTAATTGTTGCAACTGCTACTGTTGCATTTGTTCTGGCTGTTATCTTTGCCTTACCACTATTGAAAGATATTATTCTTCCAACATCTGTTGCAAGCCAACCTACTCCACCATTAATTCCAGTAATTGCAGAAGCAGTTATATTTACACCAGTTCCAACACCAGCAGAAGCTGGAGTTAAAGTTGTTGTTGATATATTTGTTGCAAGATAAGGACCATCTGTGAAAGCTACTTCAATTAATGTCCAAGCAGTATGACCAGTTCTTGATAACTTCATCGTCTCATGATTGGGATGAGTTATGTACATCACATCAGCAGATTGAGCGAATTTTATTTCAAATAATTCTGCTGTTAAATAAGGTGAAGATATTTCGTAAGCTGAACCACCACTTAATATCTGTCCTTTATCTTTATAAAATCTAATATAAGTATTTCCAAATTCCAAAACATAAGTTTGAGTTGTTGAAAATTCAAAAGGAATTAATCTTGTTTTTAAAGAAGATGTTTTAACTTCAGCAATATATTGAGTTCCAACTCTTCTTGTAGCCGCTCCTTGAGGATGTACTAAAAAGTTCTCAAGAGTTTTTGCTCCAGAACTATACTTATCAAAATCTGTTCTACCATCCATCTTTGGAGAAAATTCTCCTGATACAAATGATGTTAAAGCTAGTGTTGTTCTTGGCATATTTTTTTAAAAATTTCTTGTTGAGTTAGACCTTGTTCTTCTTTTTTACATTTAGTAATTGGATCAATCTCATCTTCATTAATAATTTCTACTAATACGTATCGATAAACTTTTGTGTCATCTCCCCATTGAAAATGAAGCAATGATTTAGGATCTGAATATTTTTCTAAAAGCCTTGGATCAAAAGCTGATTTGGTCATTATAACCTGGCATCAATAAATTCATTAGCTTCAATAGTTCCTAAAGAATTTTCTGTTGCGTCTATAAATCTTGCTTCTCTTAATCGTTCATCTGCGTTAGTTAAATAATTTTTTGCTAGTGTTGCATTATTTGTGATTGCATAAGCTATGTCCGCTGCCAACATTGCTGCAATACTTTCTTGAAGATACACATCATAATTATTTGGATCGGTATCTAAAGCTATATAAATTAAATAAATTGTTCCTTCATCAGATACAATATTTCTACCTTCTAATTTGTAATCTAAAGCTGAAGCAATACTGTCTGTTGTTCCATTGTGAATTTTTAATACTCTTAAACAATCTGAAGGAAGAGCATAGGCATAGCTATATTCAATAACAGGAGCTGTGCTGTTTTGAGCTAATTGCACTCTTTTATGCAAGCAATTCCAGGCATGACTTCTAAATACTCTATTTCTAATAGGCTCATATCTTTGATTACATATTCTGGCATTTTTACTGTCATCAGTTAATGCTGAAATTGTTGAGGCTCCTAATAAGTTAAGAGCTGAATTACACATTGAAATTACACTTGCCATTATATTTTTTCCATTTTGATTTCTTTACATTCAATTTTAACAGCTAGTCTGCTGTCATTGATGTTTTCTACTGTTAAACTATTTAAACTTTCGTAAGCTTTGACATAACCCATCTTTACACATGAATAATGATCTTTAAATTCTGCAAGATATTGAGCATCATAACAATAAGGTTCTCCAGCAAAGCTACAAAGATGGAGAATTAAAATAAATTTTGTCATTATAAATACCTGGCAGATTTCTCCGCCAGGCATAATTTTTTTGGACTATTCTACTGTGTAGTAACAAGCAAAATAAATAGTACCTGTGATAGTTGCACCACCAGTCGTAATTATAATGTCGGTTTCCGCAGTAGTTCTATATCCTAGACCTGCAACAGCTGTGTTAGCAGCAGTTGATCCGCCTAGCATAGATTGAACTTGTCCAGCAGCATTCCAAGTACCAACAACAGCTAAATATCTTTCATCATCGCCAGCATCGCCAACTTTTAAAGTTGAAGAGCCACCTAAAGCATCTGCTTTAACGATAACATCCATAATAGTTGCATCTTTTGGTATTCTTGCAATTGTAATATCTGAACCAGAAACTAAAGAAGCAGCTTCGTAAGTATCGTAAGCTACTCTTAATTTTCCACCAGACATTTCGCTATCCACTTTTACAATTGGAGTAGCAGTTATATTAGTGTGATTTACACCTTTTACACTTGACATGATTTATATCTCCTATTGATTAAGCTTCATGAGCTTCGATTGTTACAACTTTTTCTTCTTCCATTCTTGTCGCACCGATAGTTTGACAAACATAGATTTGAGTTGCGTATCCTTTGTCAGATCTCTCATCAATTCTTGTCATCAAGTCTTGACCTAGAGCCATCTTCACACCATCCATTGCCCAAACTAGACAAAGTCTTTTAGATGACGCAACAGATAATCTGTTAGATACGATAAAGTTGAAGCCTAGAAACGAAGTAACTTCTC